ACAGATCGCTTACGGTGCGCTCACGCCAGCCGGGAGTTTTTTTTCCTCGGCCCGCGCTTCGGTCATCGCCGCGTCGTGCGCCTGGATCGCCTCGAGGATCTCGCGCAGCGACTCCGGCGTCTGGTTGCGGAGCGCCGCGAACACGAACGGATACGAGGCGTCGCGGATCCGGATCGGCTTGTCATCGGCGTCGGTGATCGACCAGTCGATCAAGTAGCTGACCGCCTGGGCGATGCCGAGATGCTCGAGGTCGAGCTCTGGCCGCTCGCCCGATCGCATGGTCCCGGCTTTGATGACCTTCGCGTGCGCGTCGCGCTCTTCGCCGGCCGTCAGGTGCTTGCGGACGAGGAGCCAATCCCCGCCGCTAATCTCCAGCCGGATCTCTTCCTGCTTGCGATACCGCGATCCCATGTGTGCCTTTCGTTAAGACTTCGGAACGAGGCGCGCCGTCAGCCGGCCACCGGAGACGCTCACGCTATCGAGGGGTCGATACGTCGGGGCGCCGTCCGCGTACTGGATTTCGAGGACGAGCCCCGCTTGCGTGATCCGGAAGCCGTCCACGTCCTCGACGGTGGCCGAGATCCAGCCGCCGTCAATCGTCCACGGCCCGAGGACCGCCGCCCGCTGGTAGCCCAGCCGGACGACGGCCTTCACGCCGGAGAACGTGACCCGCTGAACGCCGACCGTCGCCATCGCCGTCTAGGCGACGCCCACGACCCAGGCCGTGCCGTTCCAGTGTGCCGACGACCCATCGCCGAGCCGCACGTACTGGCCCGTCGTCCACGCGCCAGATGGCGTCGCCGTGACGGCCGCGAGCCCCGCGAGGTTCGCGGGCGCCATTGCGCCCGCCGGCGTGAACGATCCCGGCGTGCTCGTCGCACTCGCGCCCGTGGCCGCGACCATCGACGACCGCGACCAGGCGCCGTTCGCCATGAACGTCCCATCGATCGTGACCGCCGAGGTGACGCCCCCTTTAATCGAGGCATCGACCCAGGCCGGGCCTTCCCACCCGACACTCGATCCAGTGGACGGATAGATCGCCAGGAAGCAGCCGGTCGGCGAGTCGGCGAGGTCAAAGAGGGTGTCGTCGAGGCGATCCCAGAACGCGGTGAAACTGCCGGACAAGTCCTTGAGTCCGACGACGTACCGCTTGTTGGTGTCGCCGAGACTCGTGGTCTCGACCTTGTCGGTCGCCATGTTCAGCGTGTACTCGCTGATATTGCCGATCGCGACGTAGGCGTCGCCGACGAGGAGCTTGGCGGCGATCACGCCTTCTTTGCCGTGGGTCCCTGGATTGTTGGTTGGTGCGGCTGGTGCGGGCATGGGGTCTCCTTGAAATCCTGACTGTCAACGCGTTACGTGGCCGAGCCTGTGACAGTCAGGCCGGCCCGCTGAACTAACTCGACGAGCGCCGCGGTCATAATCCGGCGCCGCAGCGGCGCGATCGGCGCAAAGATCTTTTTGGCCGGCATGGGGCCGGTGTTCTTCCCGTTCTTCCACTGGCGCTTCTTCCCGGCCGTGCCGCGCTCGTACAGCCAGGCGTGCCGCGCCCGACTCACGACGCGCGACGAGACACCACCGACCACGTCGCTCGTGGTCTCGACGCGCACGTGCGATCGCAGGTTGCCGGTCTTCACCGCGTACTGGCCGAGGACATCCACCGCCATCGCGTCGGCGGTCGCCTGGACAATCACGGCGGCCTCGCGCTGGAGATCCTCCGGCAGCCGCTTGAGATCGGCGCGGAGCTGCTCGAGGCCGGTGATCTTCAGGGTGACGCTCATCGCGGCGTCGTCCCGCGGCCCACGACCTCGACGGCCGTCAGTTGGATCTCGACATGGCGCTCATCGAGGTCGCTGACGCTCTGGACTTGCAGCGTCCGGCCCTCGAAGATCACTTGCGTTTCGAGGTTGATGCCGGGATGGTAGCGGCCGCGAATGAAGAACGCCGCGAGCCCGTCCATCGCCGCGGTGGACGACGGCATGACCTGGCAGTACCACGTCGGCGGATCGAGCGTCACCGCGGGATGCGCGAGCGTCACGAGATGCCGGTAGGATCCGATGCCCATCGCTACGCCAGCGCCGGATCGCGATACATCGCGAGCAGGTTCTGGAGCTCCTTCCAGATCACGGCGTCCTGGCGGTTCGTCTGGCCGGTGAAGTCATCGCCGCGATGTTCGTAGTAGTGGACGGTCAAGAGCAGGATGGCGTGCTTGACGGCCACGGGCGCGGACGCCGGCGTCCACGCCGCATCGGCCGCCGGCCCGAGGTACGCCAAGACCGCTTCCTGCGCGGTCGCCAACTTCTCGTCGATATCCGCATCGTGCGCGGCATCGGTGATCCGCAACTGGATCGCTTTGACTTCCGCCGTCGTCCAGAGCGGGCCGGCGAGCGTGACGCGCGAAAAGCTGAGCGTCACGGCTCGTTCTCCACCGGCGCCTCGACGGCCAAAGTCGGACTCACCGCCGGAATCGGAGCCGGGACGCTCAATTCCCGCATCGCGATCGACGCGAGCGGATAGTACTGCTGCTGCAGGTACGGCGTGTCGCCGCCGGGCACCGGGCCGAGACCGAAGTACTTGAGCCGCGCTTCATTCGGCGAGAGGACGCCCGCGTTGACCGCGTCGTGCGCGGCCTTCGTCTTCGTCGCCGTATCCATCCAGATGAGGTCATCGAGATCGAACTGGACGGCGAAGGGTGCCGGGAGCTCGAGGCCGCTCTTAAGCAGATCCTCGATCGCTTTGAGATGCGTCTGGAGACACTGCGAATGGTACTGGAGCGTGGACGCTTCGTTATTGGCGTACGGCGGCTGCTGGCTCGAATCGACCATCGAGATCGGGACGCCGAAACAGCCGGCGATCGTTTTCGCCGTCCAGCCCGCCTGTTCAATCCACTGCGACTCTTCCGCCGACGAGCCGACCGCCTCGTACTTCATGCCGTTGCCGACAATAGCGGTCTTGCCGGCGCCGAGCGCGTGCCACGTCTCGCTCAACCGCTGCGCCGTCTGCGGATCGATCTCGGTCGGCGCAATCAGCATCCCGGACGGCCGGCCGCCGCTCGAGAAGAACGACGTACTCGCTGCTTGCATCTCGAGTCCCTGGCGGGCCGCCCCGCCGCAGGCGTAGAGCGGCGAGAGCCCGACCAGCGGGTGATAGACGCAATTCCAGCGGTCGTGGATGATCTCGCGCGCCGGGACGACCGTCACCGCGCCGAGCCCCGCGAGCTCGTTGGTTTGGAGCTCGTAGTAGACGGCGCCATCGGGCGACACCAGCGGCTTCACCCGACACGGGTCGAGTACGTACAGCGACGTGACGACGCCGCGCTGGTCCCGATCTTTGAGGACGTACGTATTGCCCCACAGGAGCTTGCTAATCATCCAGACTTCGAGAAATTGCGCCATCGTCTGGTAGCGATTGGGTGTTCGGAGGACCGGCGAGAACGCCGGGCTCGACGTCGCCTCCCAGATGCCATTGGCATCGACGACGCCGAGCTCCGGCGGCAATTTCCCAATATCGGACGCAATCAGCGAGACGCAGCGAAAGACGACCGGGTTGGCGAGCACGCTCTCGAGGCGGACCTCGTCGTTCTTCTGCCAGGCGCCGGTGTACGACTCGCGCACCACGGGCCAGTAGCCGCCCGTGCCCGCCGCCGGCGGCCGCGGCCCCGGCGCGAAGACGGCCCGCACCCGATCGAGCAGCCCCACGCTATTCCTTCGACTTGCCCGTGGCGACGGTGACGCTGGTCCCCGTGGGCGATGGCCACGCGACCGCCGTCAGGTACTTGACCGAATTGGTCCCGACGCGCTTCCAGGTGATGTACCGCTCCGCCCGCAAGGCCACCGCGTTCATCTGGAACATCGAGGCGTAGACCGTGGTCGCATCGACGGGGCTCATCGGCGCCGAATCCATTTGCAACGAGGCTTCGGTCGAGGCGTCGATCGTCACGCCGCCGTCGTCCGCGAACAGAATGAGGTCCGGCTGCAAGGCGACGACGTTGGTCCCGAGCACGTTCGACGTGATGAACTGGAGCCCTTTGTACGTCCCGCCGTTAATCCCGATCCCCGGAAACTCCGGCGACCCGTCCGTGTTCGTGCGGAAGGACAAGGCGAGCGCATTCGCGGGCGACATCAGGAACGTGAGCCCATCGACCGGGATGCTGTTCGTGGCAAAGTGAGTAATCAGCGCGAGCACGTCCGCGAGCGGCGAGACCGTGCCGGCGGCCGTGGGCGCCCCGTTGGTGATCGAGGCCGGATTGACGCCGGTCACCGCCGCCACCGCCGGATTGATGAACTGGCCGTCGATGAACGCCGCGATCCCCTTGACCATGTCGTCGCGGACGAGCGCCTCGGCCGAGGGATTGGAGAACCGGACGAGCTCCTGCGACAACACGATGATCGCCGCGATCTTGTTGAACCCGAGCGTTTCGAGCCCGAACGCCAGCGAGGTCACGGGTTTCGGTTTCAATTCCCCGACCCAGTTGTACGTGCCGCCCGCCGACTGCGCGGGCACCTGGACATTGAACGGCACCTTCCTGAGCCCCTGGATCTTGCCGACGATCGTGGCCGCACGCAGGAGCGGCAGGAAGTCGGCGACGATCTCCGCATTGACGAGCGGCTTGGCCCAGGTCGTGTCCGTGGTCGTGCCCGCGGCGACGGCGGCCTTGAGCGCGAGCGAGACTTCCGGCGTTGAGTCGTGCCAGCGCTTTTCGGCGTAGACCGCCGGGTCGCAGCCTTCGAGCCGGCCCGCGAGCTTGGCGATTGCGAACCGCGCGAGCTTGATGCCGGGATCCACGTTCGACCGCACCGACACGTACGGCAGCCGCACCCCGGCGGGGGCGCCGACGACCGGCACCGCCATCGAGATATTCAGCCGCTCGTGCTCGCGAAAGCGGACGAGATCCTTGTCGATGCTCTTGACCTGTTCCAGCAGCCCGTCGTGCTCCGTCGCCTGCTCTGACTCGCCGAGCGTCCCGGCCTCATCGGCGGCGGTCTGCATGATCTCCGTCATCCGGGCCGCGAGCGCGGCGCGTTTGTTTTCGAGCGCGGTAATGTGTTCGGACGGAGGAGTTGGCTTCATAGTCGGCGCCCCCTTTGGACGCGCTGCGAGTGATTTGACGGAGAGGATCGTGGCGCCCAGGTTGGCCGGGATGGTAACCAGGCTCACTTCACAGATTTCAGATTTGAGGATCTTGCGGACGGCGCCGGCGTACTCGACCGCATCGCCGAGGATCCGGAACCCGATCGAGACGCCGGAGATCACGCCCGCCTTGATGCAGGCCCAGGCATCATCGACGCGCGCTTTCAAGGGACTCGGGTCGTCGAGCCCCGGCAAGACGGCGTCGAAGAGGATGCCGTCCCGCGTCGCCGTGAGCGTCACCGATCCGATCGGCTGCTTCGGGTCGTGATGAAAGAGCAGCGGGACGGGATTGCGAAAGACGACGCCGGCCGGGTCCACGCTATCGCCGTGGCGGTCGAGCTCCGGCGTGGACGCGATCCCCGAAAAACGCCGGGCCGGCGCATCGACCGACTTGATTTCGAGCAGGCTGTACGCGCGGTCCACGGCGAGTTATGGAAGCACCCGCCTCCATAACTCGCCTATAGATCAATACGAAAAATCGCTTAGGCGAAACTCCAGACTCGCGCCAATTGCGCGAGCCACAACAAGAGCCCAATCACCACGACCGCCCGAATCACGATCCGGAAGGGCTGCGGCATCGGGACGTACGTCTCGAGGAGGTAGACGAGCAGGCCCAAGATCCCGAGGACGACGACGACGCTAATCACCGTGGAAATCATCGGAACCCCCACAACTTTTCGGTGTGACAGATCGGGTCACACCTTCGCTTTCGGCTTGCACGCTTCCTCGACCACGCGCCGGAGCCAGGTGGCGAGCGGCACCCGCGCCCGCGCCGCTTCCTGCGCCGTCCGGTCATACGACTTCGGCGCTAAGCGGAAACTCACCGGGACCATCGAGTCCGCGCTCCGTGGCCGGCCCTTCGGCTTCATCCGACCACCAGCATCTGGTACGTCGGGGTGACGGCCGCGGTCGCGCGCAGATAGCCGCCGATCGCCATAATGAGCGCATCGATCGCGTCGATTTTGTTCGGGCTTTCCGGCGCGTCTTTCTTCGGCAAGATCGAATCGTCGATGCGCCGCGTCACCACGCAATTACTCGCTTGCCAGGCCAGACACATATTGCCGTCGTGACGAAACCGCCCATGCTTCACCCGCGTCTCGAGCTCGCGCGCCGGGAGCGTGAATGTCTTCCCGTTCTTCGGTTCCACCCGGGCCGGCAGGCCGTCGTTATAGAGCGCGCCGACGAGTTGCACGGATCCGTATTGGTCAAAGCAGATATCGCGGACCTGAAACCGCGTGACCCAGTCGCGAATGTCGGCCTCAATCCGCGCATAGTCGATCATCGTGCCCTCCGTGAGGACGAGCTCGCCGCGCGAGGCCCACTCCCGATACTGGGGGACGGCCCGCGCCCGCTCGAGCACGACGCCCGCCGGCAGATAACACCGCACAAACCCGACGAGCTGCTCGTCCCGCACGAAGACGAGCGCGGCCGCCGCCAAGTCATCAAGCTGCGCCAAGTCGCCGCCAATCCAACACGGCTGCCCCTCAAACGCCTCGAGCGTCAGCGTCGGATCGGCGCAGGCGTGCCACGCCGTCATCGAGAGCCACGACGATCCGGCGTTCGTCCACTGCGAGCAGCATTTGACCTTAAACTCGCCCTCGAGCCCAGGCGTCTGCTGGGCATCGAGACAATACCGCCGCATGTTGTCGAGGAGCGGCGTCACGCCGAGCATGGGATTGGCTTTCACCCAGACGCGCTCGTCGCGCCAGTCGTCACCCTCGTCGAGCGTGTAAATCAGCCCGAGTAGATGATCAGCGTCGATCACCCCTTCCAGGACTTTCGTCAACGTCTTGCGGAGCGCAAACCCGACCGAGAGTTGGTTGTAGCCGGCGGTGGTCGGACACAAGAGTAGCGGATTCCGGCGGGCGCCCTGGGCGCTCTTGAGGACGTCGTGTAGCTCGAAGTCTTGCGCGTGCGATTCATCGAGCACGATACACGACGGATTGAGCCCGTCTTGTGTGGAGGCTTTCGCGTTAATCGGCCGCATGGATCCCGTCGTTGTCTCGGTCCCGCGCGGGATGACGCAGATCGCATTCACAAACGACCGGAGCCCCTGACGCCGCAGCCACGAGGATCGCGTGATCATCTGCTGCGCAATCCCGAAGACGATCCGCGCCTGGCTCCCCGTCGTCGCGCCGCAGATAATCGACGGCCCAACCTCCCCTTCTTTGAGGAGGTGATAGAGCGCGATCCCCGCCATGAGCGTGGACTTCGCGCCCTTCCGCCCGAGCTCCCAGTACAGCGTCGTAAAGCGCCGGCGGGACGGGTCGGCCCGATGGCGCCAGCCGAAGAGCAGCGCGACGAGAAATATCTGGGCGGGCTCGAGCTGGATCGTCGGCGTCGCCCACGTCCCCTCGACATGGGGCAAGTGTTCGATAAACGCGCAGGCGGCGGCGGCCTGTGCCGGATCCCAGACGTAGGGACTCGTCGGATCCTTCGCCGCTTCGAGGTCACGTAAATGTCGCGCGCCGGCCAGTTGGACCCACTTACACGCCAGGACGCGCCCGGCGACCACGTCTTCGCCGTAGGCCAAAGCTAGGGCGGCATACGCCCTAGGTTGCACCTTGGTCCGATCGGCCTTCCTACGGGATCGTCGCGGCTTCTCAGTGGGATCTAGTTGGGATGCGCGCGTGGTCCCGCGGGCGTCTTTTTCAGTTTTCGGGAGTCGGGGGTGTCCCCGTGGCCGGGAGGTCAGTCCTTCCATAACTTTTCTAGTCGCGCCTTAAAAAGCCGCTGGCGTGGTTTCCGGCGGTGTCCACTTTTAACTTTTTGACTCCCCCCGTCGATTGAGATCGTCCCACGTCGCAGGATCTCGCCACGTTTTCTCCCGGATCTCGTCACGTTTCAGGATCCGCTGACGTCGCGACGTTGGGCATGGAGGCGCGCGATCGTCCGGTACTCATCGAAGTAGTCTTGAAACGCCAGCACGAGGCGGGCGCGGTTCAAGGTATCCGCCATCTGATACGCCCGGCCGAGCGCCTGGACGAACGAGCCCCCATACGTGATCATCGCCTGGGCGATTGCGGCGTCCGTCATCACCTCGTCCGGCATTCATTCTCCTCGTCGCGTCTTGCGTTGATGACACGAACGACACAAGCCCTGTAAGTTCGCCCGATCCCAGAAGCGTCGCGGATCCCCGTGATGCTTGGCGATGTGATCGACCTCGAGCGCGGCGACCACTTGGTGACAGTCGGCGCACTGGTACCCCTGGGCGCGTAGGATCTGGGCCCGGAGGGCCCGCCACCGGGGGGTCCGGTACCAGCGGCGGAGGGCATAGTTGTGGCGGCCGTGTTCCGCGACCACGGCATGGGATCGACAGCGGCGACCACTGGCGAACTGGCCGCAGCCAGGCACGACGCAGAGATGCGGGGCACGATCCGGCATCACGTCTTCACCGCGTTTGCAAGGGCGACCGCTCGCCACACATCACGGTCTTTCGTCAGCCGGTCGATCTCCGCGAGGGCGGCCTCAATGGCGTCATGATCCAGCGGCTCCAAGTACTCGCTCGTCGGTCCCTGTGTCAGATGTTCCAGTATCTTACGGTGCGTCTCGGTGAACGGCGCGTCGGTCATGGCGCCCGCCTCATGATGAACCGCACATTGCGCCCGACTGCGAGCGCCTCGAGGCCGAGGGCCACGACCGCGATCACCCACGCCGCCTTCGGCCAGCGATCGTGGAGACGATAGAACCCATACACCGCCACGCCGCCGAGGCTGAGCTTCACCGCCGTGTTGGCCGTCCGGTTCGGAAACGGACTGAAGCCCACTTCCTCGAAGCCGGGCCGGCCGAGCAGAAAGTGGCTGGTCAGGACATCGGTCGAGGCGGTCGCCGCATACACGCCGAGCACAAAGAAGAACGCGCTCATCGCGCCTCCGTTCCACACTTCTCACAGAGGACCGGCCCTGGCCCGCGATCGATGTACGTCCCGCAGCGAGGACACCGGCGCCGACCGAGAAACCCCTTTGGCGTCACGCCGTCCACGCACTTGTGCGAGTACGGCGCCCCGTCGCGGCGACGCGCATACTCCCCGCCACAGTGGGGGCACGTCACTTTCAGGAGCGGGCCGGTCATGAATCCGCCACCGCAAAGAGATCCGGCTCGAGGAGCATCGGCGGGACGTGATCGCAGCGCGGGCAGTAGCAGCGGCCCGCCACCTTCTCGGGCGTACTGCCGGCGGCCCACCACGACCCCGGCAGGATGATCGCCGCCACCCACAGCAGATGGCAGGCGGGACACCGCAGCCACACCACGATCTCGCCCGGCATCGCCTACTCGTCCGGCACGAACACCATCGCCACAGCGGAGCCTGTGATGGTCCGGTACAAGAAGCCGCCGGCGACCTTGAGCCGTTCGGTGGAGTCGGTCTCGTTGACTTGCATGGGTTCCCAATCGCGCAACTCTTCGGGCTTCGCGCGTTCAGGGCGGGGCGGATCGTTGTCGGGGCGGTCGAGTCGCTTGTCATCGCTCATGGGTCACTCCTTCGGGGGAAATAGAGATGTCTCTGGATGGGAGTTCTGGCGTCGTGTGAGTTCTTCTTCCGCGAGACGTTTCTGACAGTCGGCGCAGGTGTAGGGCCAATCGATCGCCGGGCGCACGCCACACAACAGACAGAACTTCCGATCGAGGCGCGCTTGGATTTCGACGACGCTTGGCCGGTACATCACAGCACCCAGATCAGCACCCAAAGGCCGAGCGCCGCGACCACGATGATCAGCAGCGCGATCCCTGGGAGCATGTGTTCGCGTCCGTCGTCGCGCATGGTCAGACCTCGCAAATCTTCACGCCGTGAATCGCTTCGACCAGGCGCTTCCGCAAGCGGTACGCGGCGGTCTTCGTCGGGCCGCTCTTCACGTCCTCGACGACGACGGCGGTCGTGGCGGTATCGACGTACCGGAAGTCGGCGGTGTAGTACCCGCAGTTCTTCACGCGCCCGTGCGGGCGGAAGAGCTCGACGACCTCAAGCGGGAAGCGCGGTTGCAGTTCGAGATCGCGAATCACGCCGGCCTTCTCGAGGAGGCGCAGGTCACGGTACCGGCGCGCTTCCTTCGTCGAGTCGAAGCGGAAGCCATCGACGACCATCGGCTTCGCGCCGTACTTACTCCTCGGGGCGACCAGTTCGCCGCCGGCGTACTTCGTCCAAGCCGCGCGGTCGGCCATCATCGCCGCCGTTCCGACTCAACATAGAGCGCCATCCAACACGAGCCGCCGCCACAATGCCGGGCGGGTTCATCGAGGTAGAAACAGACCCAGCCTCGGCGGCGCAGCCAATACGCCATCCACCGATTCGGCGTACTCCACACGTTCTGCCAGATCATCGCCGCCACGTCCCGCTCACCTGGAGCGTGTTGAGGACGAGCTCGTTGCTCGTCGCTTCGCGGAACGTCGTGCCGCCCGTCACGATCTGGATCGAGAGAAATGGAAACGTCACGAGCGCCGGATACGCGACCGGCGTCGCCTCGAGACTGAGAAACATCGACGCCGCTTCGGTGGTGAAGCTGTTGAAATACGGCAAGCTGGTGACGACTTGGGTGAGCCCGTCCACCGGACTGGAGTAGCGCACCCGCGTACTACTGGGATTGCCCACCACGCGAAACTCGATCGTGGTTTTGATGACCGCGGGCGCCTTCTCCGTCGTGGGCGCCGTGGGCGGGAGGTTGTTCACGATCGTGTCGCCGCAGCCGGCGACGAGCAGCAGCGCGACGAGCAGGCTTCGCTTCATAGCGGCGGCTCCTCGGTTGGCGGATCTGGATCGACTTCGCGCAGCGACTCGATCGCGCGACCATCGGGCGTCGTCTGAAACGTGATCTCAATCGGCAGGCCGGCTTCCTGCGCGGCCTTCGCCGCGGTCGCGTCGTCGAGGCGGTCACTGATGTACGTCCCGATCGGATCAGTGCTGATCACGTACCGTTCGCCGCCGGATTTCATCGGCCGTTTCAGGACGCCGAGGACTCTGGCGACGATCGTCTGTGGCCCCGCCGGCTGCGGGGCGGCCTTCGGTTGCGGCTTCGGCTTCGGGAGTGATCGCGGCGCCGGGACGATCTCGCCGGTGCTGTGATCGACCGCTTGTTCGTTAATTTCGTCGCCGGTATAGACGCCGCTGAGTTCGTGGGGAAACGCTTTTCTGAGCGCTAAGGCTTCGGCGCATTTCGCGATCATCGTGTCGGGCATGTTGCGCCAGAGGCCGAGAAAGTGTCCTCGCTCGTCGTGTGCTGCATACGCCGCCGTCCGCGCCACGCCCCAGACTGGCTCAGTAAAATCCTTCCGCCAGACGCCGACCTTCGCCGCCACTGGCGCCTCATTCGACAGCCACACATCGGCCCAGATCCCATTGGCGCCGCACCAGAACGGCCCCACCTGGCCGCGGTAGTCGCCGGTCCGCTGCGCGATCAGCCGGAAGCCGTCAATTGCGGTCTGGATCGTCAGCCGGCCGCCGCGCTTGATGGCGTAAATCTGTTTCGTCAAGGCATCGAGGCCGGTGCGCTGGCACTGATACAAGAACAACCGGAGCTCGTCGTCGGTCACACCAACCGCGACCTGCCGCTTAATGAGATCGATCTGCTCGCGTGTGTACGGCGTGGGGTTCGTCGGCACGGCGGCTGGCGCAAGACTCGTGTTCACTTGAATCCTCCTGAGTTACGGAAAATCTCGTCTACTGACGGGGCACGGGCAATTGATGACCTGGCTTGCGCGGCGGCCAAGAAGGTCAAGTCCAGTGGAGGCCCGAACCCTAGAAAGCGATCAAGACCCACGCGCAACGTCATCTCAGCCGGCGGCTGATACCACATTTGACGGGTGTAGATGGCCCGAATCAGGCATCGATCCGCGGCCACGTCAACGGTCGGATCGTCTTCGCAATGCTCAGCGACAAAGAAGGCCGCGCGCTTCTTGGCTACTTCAATCGCGTCAACGACCCGCATGATGGCGTTCGCTTGCGCGTCAGACACCGGCGCGTCTCGGAGTTTGAGTTCCAAGAAGGCGAAGCGTTCATTGTGATAATCGATGAGGCCGTCGAGATCGGTCGGCGTGATCGTTCCGAACTTGAGCCCGGTGAAGCTGTTGAGTTGCCGGGCGCGGGCCGGGTGATAAATCCGGCCTGGTTCACGCTTGGGGTAATAGTCGCGGGCATCCATGATTACGGCCGCACGAGAATCGACCCGAACGCGCTGAAGTGCTTCACAAATCGCCAAGTCTCAGTACCGAAATACAAGAACGCTTGCCCTTGCAGCGGTGAGCCCTCCATCCCGTCCGGCCCCCAAAACTTGATCCGCCCGTTCTTGAAACAGATCGCGTCGGCAAACGCGCCCATCTCCTGGAACCATTCCGTATCTGTCGCGTTGTTAACGAGAACGATCGCGGCTTCAAGGTCATTCGCCTGGACGTGCGCTACGAGTTTGCTGATGAACTTGCCGATGATGGGTTGCGCGTAGGGAGGATTCAGCCAGACCCGCCCGCTCCACTCTTGTTTGAGACCATCGTCAGCGGCGGTAAATATCTGGGCGGCCTTGATAACGTCGTTTGCCGCTTCGGTGGTTGCGGGATCGAGATCGATCCCATCGTTCATGACCCGCCGGGCCGCTTCGATGTACTCAGCCGGCGTGTACCATTCGTTATTCCCGCTGTTGTGGCTCACATGTGGAGCTCCGGCGTTCGCGATCTCGTTGAAGGCGTCGCGGAACCGTGGCCGTGGGACTTTATACGTAAACGTATAAAACGTCTTTTGCACGCGACTGACGTGAACCTGTGAGTAGAACTCACCCGTGCGGGCATTGACCCATTGATCTGCGATCTGCTGCTGGGTACGCCCCGCCTTCAACTGCGCGACCACCTGTGCCGCCTGCTCCCAGAGCATCGCGTCGGCGTCGTCCTCAGCCGTAACGATGCGCGTCTCGAGCGCATTGATCTCGCGGACGGCAAAATCGAAAGTGGTTTGGACGATTGCCGGCCGCGTCATATGTGCTCCATGTCAACGATCGAAGGTGGCGTCGCTGAGCATTTGGGGCACCAGCACTTGGGCGCGATCTTGTCTAGCGCGCCGGCAATGTCCCAACGATAGCCACAACTTGGGCAAGAGAGACGGATCCGGACGGCTTCAGGCATCCTCTCGCCCCTCGTGCGGGCACTAAGATCCGCTGGGTCGAACCGCGCGTACCCAGAACCTTTGCAGCGGTCGCATTGACCGCGTTCGGTCGTCCCGTCCGGGAGGGTGAACTCAACCTCACCGCTTCCGTTGCACCACGCGCACTCGCCGTCCTCGAACCGTGGTTGCTTGTCCGTCATGCGCGCCTCTTCGCCCGCACGTACTGGGCGGCTTCGAGAGCTTTGGCGACGAGGCCGGCGTCGTACGGGATCTCTGCTTTGGCGTACTCGCGCTTGAGTTCTTCGGCGAGCGTGCCGGCATCCAGGTCGAGGTCTTCGGTCTGTTTGAGGACGCGGGCGGCAATCGCCGCATACACCTTGAAAGGCACGGACCGCGAAGCGGTTAGTTCTTGATCTTGATCTTGATCTTTACCGGATCTAGTTACCGGATCTGGTG